CAGAGTAATAACCCGCCAATCTCAATGTTGTCTTTATAACGACTATTGGGATCAGCTAACAGTTGGAATTTTGGTTGCTCCTCAAGTCGTACTGGCTCCCAACCTTCACGCATTTTTGCGGAGAGGTTGCGTGGATCTGCCGAGTTCAACGTGGAAACACGTATCCATCGATAAGCATAACCCGCCTGTTTGTCAGGCTCTGGTAGCAATTCTGCGGGTGCCCACTGTTTAGGACGCTCGGTTGTTGCACGGGTTTCTACTTCACGGTCAATTCTTTTTTCAGCCATGTTAGGCCTCCATTTTTAAAAGTTCACGGACATATTGCTCTGGGGATAAACCAAGTTTCTTCGCTATTGCTACTTGCGATTGAGATAACCTGACTTTTTTAGGCGCCGTCGTCCTAGTTGCTGGAGCTACTACCGTGCTCGACTTTGCTTTTGGACCGTCCGCCTTTTGCTTTGTCGGTACTACTTCAGCTTCTTCTACTTCTTCGTCGAAGTTTTCTGGAAACCGTTTACGCATAGTCTTGTCTAGCTTTGCGTAATAATCATCCGAACCAATTTGCACACCTTGGCGCTTGAGCTTTTCGTGTAGCCCTAACGCTGCTGCAGTCATTTCCTCGTCCTGTCCGAACCAAGGATTTTTTTCCTGCCATTCCACCACCTTATCGTCAAGGCGGGGCGCAACTTGAGTCTGTTGTATGCTTTGTACAGGAAATTCTTCAACCTGTAAAGCCGGTGCTTGAAAACGCTGCGCTCGGTCTAAAGCTAAGGTAGCTTCTGTGACCTTTTGCTGGGCTTCCATCATCTTGTCGGTATCGCCAGCCTCATAAGCCTGTTTATAGGCTTCTTTAGCTAGTGCCAACTTCATGCTGGTAGAGTCTGTAATAGCCTCTTTGTACTCTTTTCCGCCTGCATTAAGCATACTTTTGATACGCTTGTTCTCTTCATATAGGCGTTGAGCAGCATCTAAGGCAGCCTGTTGCTCACGTTGAGCCTGTTCTTTAGCACGGCGCTCGTCGTTCCAGACACGCTTCATCTGGATCATCTTGTCCTTTGCTTCTTGGCTATATTTGTCGAGTTCGTTAACCTCAACTTCTAAGGCTTTAACTTTCTCTGGATCGGCTGGAACACGTCCACGATCTATCTCTGGTGTATCGTCTTCAATTTCAATCTCCAGCTCAGAGCCTTCTGCTTCTACTTCAGCAACTGGCGCTTCATCTGGAAACTTAAATTCATCTTCTTTAAAACTAGGCATCGTCCGCCTCCTTAAATAAATTTACGTTTAATTCCACGTGGGTCCTGCACGACTGCTTCTACAGAATCGTCGTTTATGATTCTGAATTCACGGTCATGGATTACCAAGCGGGTTCCTGCATTTGGGCGCACAAGGATAAAGTCACCCTTTTTGCACCATGGGCCATTAGGAAAACGATCCTTATCAGCGTAGCAATCTGGGCCTAGGTCGACCACAAATAGTACGGTTGTTAAGATTTCGTCATGCCTGATGGTTTCGTCGGCTTTGAGGAGTCCACTGTCGAATTCCTTTTCAGCTTCTGGGATAGCACATAAAATGCGATATCCCTGCGGGATTGGGAGCTGTTTTGCTCTTTCTTCCGCTGTTTTAGCCATTACTGCAGCTAAGTCTACTGCTTGGCTAAGGTCAAGATTACTCATCGTCTGAGTTCTCCAATCGTTGTTTGAGGTCTTTAATTATTCCGCCTGCAGCCTCGAGACCTCGAATCTGACCACAGACGTATCTATACTCTTCAATTGTTGGGATATTTCCTTGGGCTAGTCCGCCCGATAAGAATTCAATCCGTTCGTTGAATTCTTTCAACAAATATTCTAAGTAATCCATCATTCTCCTTTAGGTGTTTGCTCCACTGGCGTCTCCGTAGGAGTCAAGTGCTTCATTAAATCTACTTCGTGATCCATCTTTCGCCCACGCTGTTCGTGCAGCATATCCATCGTCTTATGGGCTGTTTTTACTGCTGTTTCTTTGTGTGTTTTACGCACATCATGGGAAATATCCATAGCGTCTCTTAGGACATCCACTCCCAATCGGTTTCCTTCAGCTTGTTGGTGGGCTTTTAGCTCCAAAGCCTTCTCCATTAAGCCAATTCCCTGCTGTTTTGTAGCAGTTTGTTGCATAGCAGCGATGCGCTCACGCTCAATTTGCAGGCGTTGTTGCTCAATTTGCATATCCATCTGGTCTTTTTGGACCTTACGTTGCTGTTCTTGCTGCTTAATCTGCAATTCTTGCTGTTGCATCTGCACAATTGGGTCTTGTGCCTGCTGTTGAGCCTTTTGTTGGGCTACTTGAGCTTGATTTCCAGCTAATAATTGCTGTGAAGCCTGTGCCAATAGCGGTGCTAAGCGGGATTCTACTTCTGGATTCATTGGAATCTCTTCGCCAGACTCATCGTGTTGAGGTGGCAAGTTAAATCCGAGTTGTTTTTCAATCTGAACACGGTACTCAAAGCCCAAATGTTCGTTAATATGCGCCTGCATTGCAGCTTGTAACTGCGGAGCCATCGGATTATTTTGCAATAATTGCATAATCTTAGGATCTTGCATGGCTGACATATGCACTTGGATGTGCGCTTGATGGTTTTGGTAAGCAAAAGCCTTGACTGGTTTACCCATTAAGACGTTCTGATTCTCCGTAACAGGATCGGTCGGCTTCTGGTCTTCTTCCATCGGAACGAGTTTCTGCGCATTCTTAATCCCCAGTACATCGAGCATCTGGCGATAGAGGAGCGGCATATTAAAGAGCTGTGGCGATCCCTGAGCGAGCTGTAATACCGCTTGGTATTGGACAATCTTTTGCGCCATCGTAGACGCATTGGGATCCGAAACGGGGATGACATCAACATTGTCATAATCAGACTTTTTCGCTGTCCGACTACCTTCATCTGGCTCATATGAATATTCCTCAGGAGTGTATTCAGCAATAATGTGTTTGAGGAGTTTTAATTCCTGCTTTAAGCTAAAGTGAATACGGGCTTGTACTGCGCTCATTACCTTTAAGGTGCGCTCTAAAATGGCAAGCGTTGTACCTACTGGGGCATTAGCAGACATATCGGAAAGGTTTAGATCCGCTGTGTTAGCAAAGCGGCGACCTTCTTCAATAATCTTATCCATAAGTCCAGCCAATACTTGGCTAGGCTCTTTGTATGGCAACGGCATAATGTTGTCACGCATCGCTCCCGAAGGAACGTCCACGTCACGCCATTCACCTGGGGCTATTGGTGTGTCGTCGCCTTTGACTCGCAACCCACGGGTCTTAAAGCCACCTGGCAAGTTTGAAAGTGTCCCAGCGTCAACCAACTGCCGGATGATAGAAGTACCAGACTTAGCGTAAGCACCGATAAGATGAATAAGGCCAAAAGAATAGAAACCAAAGCCCGGAATATAACCGTAATGAACGAAGTGCTGGCGTTTTTGTTGTTTCTTGTCATCTGGCTCCCAATTGCGACGGATCGCTAAAATGTTTTGTGTACCCTTTTCGATGGTTACTACATAAGGAAGAGCGATACCTGTTGGCTCGCCATTCTCATCCACATCTTCAAATCCCGGAAGATCTAGGTCAACGTGCATCTCTAGAATCTTGTAACGGTCATCTGTCGTTGCTCTAAATCCTAGACGCTCGGCAATTTTCTTTTCTACTTCATCCAATGACTGGATAGGATCACCAAGGTCGATATCACGGTAGAATCCGCTAACCTGTAGTTTGCGCAGTTCATTCTCGGTCTTACGCATCACGTGGGTTACCCGTGGGGAAGAGGCTAGGTCAGATGCACCGTAAGGCACAACCATATCTTCGGCAGGAATAAACATTGCTACTTGACGACCTAAGCTTGGATCGTAGTAGACTTTCTTAAATGCGTTACCAGCTAATCCCAAGCCCCATAACATACGCTCAGTCTCTGGGCGATACTCAGGCATTGTCTCAGTTAACTGGTAGTTCATATCTTCTTCGACACGCTTAGCAGACTCACGCTTTTCAGGTGTTTCTTTACCCACAATCACGGTACGCACTGGACCTGCTGCTGGGAAGATAGACATCATTGTTTCGGCTTGGAACTTTACTAAAGCCTCAGACATTAATGGATGGTAAACACCGCAAGCACCTTCCCAAGGCTCGGCACGTTCTTCAATCTTTAATCCGAGGAGATCTAAACCATCCACATAGGTTTGGATCCAATCACGGCGGGAAGCAACGTCAGCCTCAAAGTCACCCAAGAGGTCGCCCGCTAATTGGGCAAGTTCACCGTCGTTTACATATTCAGCAAGGTTGGCATTAAAGTCGTCTTCGGATTCCTCCTCAGGCTCCAAGATTACTTCTAATCCATCAATCCCGATCTTTACGGACTCTGGATTCTCAATCTCAATCTCAATTGGGGTTTCGTTTTCTGCTGCTTCGTCGATTCCAATTGGTGCCTGATACAGCGCTTTATCTATTGCCATAGTTTATCCTTAGTAGTAACCTGAGTTACGTCTGCTTTTAAATTGCTTTATTTCATCAGGCTCATCAGTATCTAATCTGAGAAACCCGCCCTGCCTAAATCGTATTAACGCCTGTGTACTGGAGTCCACTAAGTCGTCGTGGTCTGAATTAGGAAAGGATGCCATCTCTTCTATAACCTCATCAGCCCATCTTCTTGGTGGTGCCCATACCTTGCCTGAAGCAAATAAATCTGATATTGAATTCAATCTGGCGATCTTATCATTGCCCCGAGTAGGTGTAAACTCTGATACGGGAATCCCCATACGGCGTAATTCAAAGATTAGCGGCATTCCAGAAGCTTTTCCTTCCACGATAAACGCATCAGGTTCCCACTCTTTGTACATGTTAAATGCTTTATCCTTTAGCTCAGGAAATTCAAGACGGGCTTTAAAGGCATCCAATAAAATGACGTTGGGTTGCATTTCATCTTCGTTGAGGTAAAAGACACCCCATGTCGTGCAGGCTGAATAGTCCGAACGCTCATTTTTAGTAAAGGCGGTATCCCATGACTGAATGACAAACTCACACCGAGGCGGAGTATCTTCTTCCCAAGACTTCCACCACTCCCGCTTAATCAGCGCCCCTTCTTCGGAGGTCGGTGCCTGTTGGTACTGGGCATTCCACTTACTTACAGGCAATTCCTCCCGCAACACCTCCAGTTCTTTGATGTCCCAAAACTCGGGCCACAAAGATTTACCAGATGGGAGAATCGCCGGAAGTTCGATGATGTCCCACTCATCACCGTCCTTCTCTACTGCAGACTTTAGGATTCGTCCTGTTAGATCCTTTTTACTCCAACGGGTCATAATGACGATAATCGCCCCTCCCGGTTGTAAACGCTGGCGAGGTCCGGAGGAGTACCACTCATAGACTTTATCGTAGACTTCGGGATTGGTAGAGGCAATGGCGGCTTCTTGCTCTGAATGGGGGTCGTCGATAATAAGCAGGTCAGCACCCTTACCAGTAACAGTGCCGCCCACACCGATAGCAAAATACTCACCATTAGCATTAGTGCTCCAGCGTCCTGCTGCTTTAGAGTCTGAGCGCAAATTAACGTTAGGGAAAATCTTTGCATATTGTTCACTTCCCACTAGGTTACGGACCTTACGTCCAAAGCCTACCGCCAGCTCCGCTGTGTTGGAACATTGGATAATCTTCTTGCTCGGGTCCCGCCCCAAAAACCATGCCGGTAACATATAGGAGCCGAACTCAGACTTGGTGTGGCGTGGGGGCATGTTAATAATCAGGCGCTTTAACTTCCCGTTAGCGATGTCTTCGAACTTCTTCGCCATTAGCTTATGGTGGGCGCCGTTGATGAATCCGGGCCACATTTCGTGAACAAAGCTCATAAAGTCTATTTGAGCTTTCTCCCGCTTCATTGAGTTAACGTACACTTCGGCAGCCTCATAAAAGGCTTCCCGTTCCGTTAACGGCATCTTCTCTACGATCTCTTTAAGGTTCATTCTGCTTTTCTGATCCGTATGTAAGAGGGTCGCACAGAACGTGCCGTGTTGGGTAGCTTCTTACAGTGTCCCAATTCAACCAGTCGGTTAATGATTCGATGGATATTGCCTTTAGACTTATCGCCCGTAATATCCATAATGTTCTGGATAGACGGAGCAAAGCCATACCGCCTCCACCAGGAATCAATAATCGAATAGATGTATTGTTGCTTTTCTGTCATAGGATGACAAATAGGATAATGTAAGCAACCACTATCGTACCAATCAGATAAAAGACATCTTTTCTCACAGGTGTGATTCCCAGTTAACATCACTAGAACCTGTTTCGCCCGCAACCCAATGAGATTTAACGATACGGTTTTCTAACTCAATATGGGAATGTATCTTATTACATAGGGATAGAACATACTTAATATCCGATGGCGTGAGCTGCCCCATGAGCTGGAGAATCTTCACTACCGCTATATCGTTATCTAAGCGCTGTGGCTTCATAATGCTCTCAATCATTTTTCATCGCCTTATCAATTGTTCGTTTAGCTACCATTTCCGCTAATGCTCTTTCTGCTTCTTCCTTCTCCAACAACAACTCTCTCTCATCTTCTAGGAAGGCTAGGAGACTCTTAAAGGAATCTATCTTCGATTGCACCCAAGCAATCTCCATAGTGACGTCCTTTAATGTTCTCAAAAAATATACCCCCCTACCCCAGTGAAAATACGCAATTACCGGGGGGTACTTCTGTATAAAAATGTGTTGCATATTGCACAAAATTTAAGCACCCTACCCCCTCTTTTTCTATCTCTAACAAGTTATAGATATAAGTCATTGATTTTCCTCAGGATTATTTTCGATTACTTCAGAATTAGTTTCAGAGCTACTTTTAGACTCACTTCCCTTGTCTGGAATACTATGTAATTTAGATGGTGGGACTCCTGTTTTGGAATCGGGCTGGTGGGGGTCGCTGATCTGTGTGTCGGGAATCTCTGAAGGGGTAGGGCTGATCTCGGCTAGTAATCGCATGACATCAGAATCATCAGCATTGATAACCTTAGCATTGTCTCCCATGGATTGCTTAAGCATGGCTATCAGTTCGTCTCTAGCCTTATCCGAGTCCTTGATTACTTTAGTCTCTGATCTATGCACGAAGGCATCTACTCCCGCTATTGTGCCTAGCGCTTTGAGAGCATTTACCCTTACAGAAGGATTAGAATCCTCAGAAATAGCTTCTTGCGTAAGCCTTTGCACAACTAAAGCCCTTATTTGTCCTGCTGTATACAATTTCTGAAACTCTATCCCCTGCTTTATGGCTTCAGTCATCGCCTGTATATCGTCTCTCTTTGCCATTCTGTATCCATTATTAGCTTGGGTTTTAGGTGTAGCCTTTGAATTGTGGCTCTTTCGATAGGCTTCTGCTTTACTCTCACCAGTAGCCAAAGCCTTGCAAAACTCTATCTGTTTGTTGGTTAAGTTATGTTTATCAGTTAATAGAATCTCATGCATGGGAGTCTGATCGAGAGCTTCTTTAATCTGTTTCTTAGTTAGTTTCTGCAATCTCATAATCTAGCCAATAGTAAGAACATAATCGGAACATGAATACACCGATATAAGGATAATATCATACCTACTGTATATATGCACAGGCTGTATAAAAGAACAGTATCATTATTTTATTCTTTGCCCTTACTTTTGGCCTTTTGTATCGTCTCTATTGTAGGGAGATTTGATCCCTTAACTTAATGGAGAATTAAACCTTGAATACATA